GGTCCTCAGTGTCGGTGGACGCGGTTGCCGTCCCGCCCTCGCCACCAAGCCACTCTTGGGCGGCGGGAATGTCAAAGTTAGCGTAGGTGATATTGACCTCAACCGAATGTTCATACTGTTTTACCGCGTCGCGGAACGTGCTATCAATCGTATACAATTCGGTCGTTTCGTAACCGGGTATAATCTCCACGTCACGAATCCCAGCAATCGGCACGGCGGTCCCCGTGCTATTCTCCACCGTCAACACGCCGACGTTGCTAAATATCGCTTCGGCCATACGGGCGATATGAAAGGCGCGGCCTAAGTGTTTGGGCTATGTGTCTTTATCAACCTCTACCGCGTCGGGAGCGTCCGGCGCGTCCGTCGTATCACCGCCGTCGGTAAACTCAATGTCAACCTTGTCAAGCACACGGATCCGGTCAATCTCCACGCCAAAAATCAGCATGAGCGTGAGCATGGACATACCGACAACGGACACAATCACGGTCGGGCTACTACCCTGATTGAGCGCCCACAAGGCGATAGCCGTGACCGCAACGCCGTAGACGAAGCTCAATAGTTGCCGGTGCATACTACGCATGGTAAACCCCAGTTGAAACCGCCAATCAATCCGACATGAGCGATAGGTTGACGTGTGCATAAGTCACACTTTCCAGTTGGTTGATAGCCGGGTTATGTGTTTGCCAAGCCCGTATCGGGGAGATTCTTGGTTTCGACCGTCACTTGCGTCACAAAGTGGTCCGTGATCCGCGCCTCTTTTTGCTCACGGTTGTCGGCGGCTTGTGTCGGCGCGAGGTCGTTAAACGGCGTGTCACTCCGGTTGTCTTGCAGGTATTCGGACAAGATTTGCACCACGTCGGCCTGTATATCAATCGCCTGTTTTTCGTCCAGTGACGTGATCAACACTTGCGCCGTGTTTTGTCGCATGAATTGCTTGTCGTCCATACTATGCCGGTCAAGTGTCGCCGCCGTCGGGGACCACACGTATATGACGGGTGGTTGATCCGCGCCCGGCCCCTTTTCACTCGCCGCGTCGTCAAAGTAGTCTTTGATCCGTGGGGACCCGGTGACGCTCCAGGTGCTATCCGGTTCGGCCTTGAGCAAGTCAATGACGACTTGCACGTGACTATCGGCGGACGAGATTGACATAGCAAAAATAAGGCGGCGTCCGGGCTAAACGGTTTGGCTAATCAGATACCGGCGTGAACATACCCCCGGCTTGCTCCGGTGGGGCCTTGTGTCGCTCTATCGCGTGGTCATATCTGTCGGTGGCCTTGACCTCGCGGCTACACCTATGACACCGGTACATATCCGGGGCGTGCGCCGTGTCGGTGTCGGGTGTCGCGTCCGCCGGGGCCGTGACCTCTTGGCGTATCGCCTGCAATTCGGCGAGGATTTGCACCAAAACAAGTTTTTCGTCCATGTCCTCGTAGCGTTGGGCCGGATCCGGTCGCGTGTCGTCACTCATTGTCCACGGGAATATCATACGGTGATTTGGCATCTAGCGTGGCGATAGTATCCAGCACACCCTCTTTCATACCATACACAACGGCGGCATGCCACTCCGTATTTATCTCCTCTCTCTCGCTTAAATTATACAATGCACCCTCAAAAGACCCGGAGTGAATACCGCAATGTTCATTCTGAAACATTTTCTCGGTGGAGAAAACGGGGTTTTGATGCATATACTCCTCCAGTAGTTCCTCCGCCTTTTCTGCCTCCTCTCTGTGCCTCTGATAAGTTTTTTTGATAACCTCCTTGTCGTTCTTGTCTGATTTATCGGCTTTCATTTGAGACATAGCCTTACCATGTGTAAACTCAAGCGTCTTATGACAACTTGAGCATACGGCCATGAGATTTTTCGGTATGTCCTCGCCGCCGTCGTCTTTGGGTATGATGTGGTGGGCAGAAAGACCACAATCACTTTGCTCCTTATGCTCTTCGTCGGTTATACCACAAAAACTGCATTTGTAATCATCCCGACTTAGGACTAAATCGCGCAAGTCGCTCCATGACTCGTTTTTATACGTGTTACTCATTGCCGTCGCCCTCCAAGAGTCGTGTGATCACGTCGCTATACGTTTCGTTGCCAACCTTTGCCGCCCGGAGGTTGTCGCGCACGTCGCTATCTATCGGGATAGTCGTGTTTCCCATGCACTTACGCCTATACACTTGAGAGTCATAAGATTATGGGATTGCATGGTTTTATAGGCCCGGCTTGCAACGGTGTTAGCATGGAGGGAAACCCCACCATGGCCGACGAGGACGAGGTATACGAGATTAGGATGATCCGCGCAATGACGCGGGCGGCAATTGACGCCCGCGATTGGGACGAGGCCGTACCACTCATGGCCGCGACCTTGCATGCCGGTTGTGTGCATATCATTGCCCATTCAAATATGTCCGAAACCAACCGCCTCCAGCTATACACGGAAACGCTCAAGAATGTCAATTATGCCGTCAATTACACGACGCGACCGACGGGTGACGTGCTTGCGCGACTAAGTGACGAGTTGAGTTGTGTGTACAACGGCACGCGCAAGGTCCCCGACGGAATGGGCGCACAGTAACACACGCGGCGCGGCGGTTGCGACTTTTTCTTACAAATCTAAGCCACGATTTTCTAAGAACGGTTCCATGCGGTCGGCGGCGGGTCTAAGATACGGTTGCGCGTCAATGCCCTCCGTCGGTATCTTGACTTGTGCCACGTAGTAGCCGAGGCCGGGATCCCCGGCCACCCGTTCGGCCCATTCGACAAGCGGCCCGACCGGCGGGTGAAACGGGGCGGCCCCGTACTCCATGACCTCGGCGTAATCGGCCTGATAGCCAAACACTACGTCCTCGCCGCGAAACTCCGGCGGAAAGCCGGACGACTTGAGTGTGCCGCGCTCAAACGGGACGCGCTCTTGGGACACGCTAAAGCCCAAGTCGGCGGCGTCACGGATCCGGTCGCGGTGGGCCTCTAGCACGTCCTCGGCGCTCACGTCAACGTCGGCGTCCACGTCCGCCCGGAGCATTAGATTGACCGGACCGCGCTCAATGACTCCTCGTTGCGTATGTGACGCTTGGCCGTCCGTCCGAACCGCGTGAGCGTCAAGTAGTCCTCTACTTGGCCCGTCTGATACGACGCATTGCCACCCTCGCCGGATTCGTTTGTCGCCTCACCGCCTTCGGCAATCTCCAGCTTGTGCGCCGACAAGTTTAACAGAAATATCTCGGCGTCACCGTCCAGCGTTGGGAGTCGGGCCATTTTATCGGTGTACAGCGTGTTGCGCTCACCGATAGCCGCCCGGATTGCCTCGGCTTTGCGGTCCCGGCCTAACTGCGTAAAGCCCGTGCTTGACAGGCGTGAGACTTGATCAATAATGTCCTTGCGATTGCCCGCCGACAAGTTATCAAAGTCGTCTTTGTCCAATTCGTCAATGGACGGGTCCGGTATCGCGCTCATGCGTCTTGTTTCGCGTATTCGCTCAAAGACCTTTGCACAACGAAGTAACTGCGTATCTCCAGCAAGGTAGAGCGCCCGCTTATCTCGTCGGTAGACGCCGCGCCCGCTAACCGGCGTTTGAAGTGTTGCCCAAATTCGTCAAACTCGTCGGCCCGGAAAATCATATCCTCCGTTTCGCCCCGTTCAATTGCCGTTTCGGCCACCAACCGCGGCGGTCGCGGCGGGG